ACCAGACTGAGTGGGGTGACTCACGACAAGACATTGCTGTCTCTCCTGTTGTACTGGAATCAGGAAAATGGAGTTTGGATAACTGGGGCGAGGACGCCTTGGCGTGCCAATTAAATGGAGGACTGTACACATGGGATACATCATCAGGTCTCAGCAGCAATCTAGCAACCGTCTTAAGCAATGCGCCAACTACCAGCAGAATTATGCTTGTCTCAGGCGATGATAGGCACGTCATTCTCTTTGGAACGGAGACAACAATTGCAACCAGCTCGACGCAGGATGACATGTTTATACGCTGGTCTGATCAGGAAAATAACAATACATGGGCTCCTACCGCGACCAATACGGCTGGAACACATCGCCTGACAAGGGGAAGCCAGATTATGGCTGCTGTAAGAAGCAGAGGAGTTATTCTTGTTTTTACCGATACGTCCCTCTATCAGATGCAGTTCATAGGACCACCATTCACATTCGGATTCAAGCTCGTCGCCGACAACTGCGGTGCGGCGGGAATGAACGCTGTTATTGATGTTGGCGGAAGGGTATTCTGGATGGGGAAGGAATCATTCTTCGTATTCGACGGAGCGGTCAAGAAACTTGACTGCACAGTGCAGGATCATGTATTTGACAACATTGAGCCAATCGCACAGCAGGACACTTTTTGCTCCACCCTTTCCGACTTTGGAGAGGTGATGTGGTTCTATCCATCAAGCAGCTCCGTGCAAATGAACAAGCAGGTGACATACAACTATCAGGAGAATTCCTGGCACATTGGGTCATTGGCAAGAAGCGCATGGGCGGATCGCAGCGTGTATAATAATCCATACGCGGCGGAATACAGCGCAACCGACACGACTACCCCAATTCCAACTGTGTATGGAGCAACGGCAGGTAGGACATTCTTCTACAAGCATGAATTCGGCAAGGATTCTGATGGAAGTGCGATGACATCTTATCTAGAGTCAGCTGACGTTGATATTGAGGATGGTGAAAAAATGATGTCCATTAAAAGATTCATCCCTGATTTCAAGAACCTATCGGGGACAGTGGATCTGACGCTTAAGTTCAGGGACTATCCAACATCAACGCAGAGGACAAACGGACCATATGAAGTGACAACTTCAACAAACAAGATTGATACACGTGCACGTGGACGGCAGGCTGCACTTAGAATTGAAAGCGACAATACCGGCGATGACTGGAGATTCGGAACGTTCCGTGCGGAAGTAAGGCCGGATGGAGGACGATAATGGCAAAGATTGACCCGCCAGTACTGCCGCAGGCATTTGAGAACAGGGTGGATCCGGAGCAATTCAATAAACTGATTGACGCACTTAGCCAATTGATTAGCATGCTTAACACTTCCTACACGCCGGAGCAGCTTCGCGAGGAGGCTGAGCGCATGTCTATGTTCACCCTGCCAACATAATGAGCGCAGAAGAAAAACAAATACCAGTGAAAGGGATACTGTTCTATAGCAGGGAGAAATTAGTAGAAGTGGCACGAATCATTAAGCCTGAAGGAGAGCTGACGAATGAGGATATGGAAGACGCCAAGCAGTATTTTTATGATTTTGGAAAGGATATGGAAAAATAATGGCCCTTCAAAATTACACGAACAGGACGGGGAAACTGGGATCGACGAGCCGCACGACCGCCTACACCGTTCCGGATCAAAAAATGGCTATAGTACAAACAGGAACCGTAATGAATAATTCTGGCGACACGCCAACATTGACCATTGAATTTGCCAATTCAGGCGGTACGAATTTTACATTCGTAAACACTGATTCCTTTTCCGCCTATCAAAACAAGCTTATGCTTTCACGTCCTTTTTTCCTGGATGAAAAAGAAAAAATTAATTTCACGGCGTCCGCGGCCGATAAATTTGAATACATCCTTTCCATCGCGGAAGTGGATCAGGGAGTAAACAATAAGTATATAAGTAAACGAGTGGACATGGATTCAACAGCGAAGACAACAGTCTATACTGTTCCTGATAATAGAACAGCTATCATAGTGGATCTTTCTAGCGTTAATTATAGTGGGACCAACACCGGAAATAATAGTATATATTTGACGAATGCTGCCAACACGGATTTTCGATGGGAATACGGAACCTGGGTGGCCAGCACCACTTACAGGCATATTGTCAGAAGCTATGTTTTTCAAGAGAAAGAAGCCTTGAAATTTCAGGTTGCAGTTGCCGATAGGATTAATATATTTGCCAGCTTTCTGGAGATGGAAAGGGCTGGCGGAAGCGCTTCTGAATAATAATTCTTGCAAGGAGAACAAAAAATGACTATAAATAATGACATAATCGTGACGGCTGGGAGAACTACTGCTTCCGCACCGGACGTGGAGACAAAGACCACGATCAAGCACGCCACAACAGGGGAGGTTTACTCTAGTGAAGAAGATGCACAAACCGACATCAACAACCCTGCGACTGACACCACAGAAAATGACATAAGGAGGGACGTTGCAATTAGCGTGAACAAGCTGCCCAACATACTCGGAGGAACATCGTAATGCCTTTAGATAGAGATTTAACGCATAATTTACCATGGGGACAAGCAGGAGTTGACTACGCCCGTTCTTATGGAACAGCGGCAGACAGGCATGGCAAAGGAATATTAAGAAATACAGGATTAGATGTCCCAGATCCCGATTCCTTCAGAGCTTGGAAAGAACCACAAAATCTTCGTGAAGCCATTAATTTTGACACGGGAGAATACATAGACCGCCGTCCTCAACCAGGTATTATGGATCTCTTCTCCAGAATGTTTGGTGGAAGAGCTGGAGACGCAGCGAGAAGTGTAGCTCCAAGGGGAACTTACTATCCACCTAGGGGTGTTAATCAAATAGGAACTTACGCTGATACTTTTCCTGAAGCAAAGGAAGTTGTAGGACCACATCAATATGGTGATCCAATCACTGGCACTACGACAGCCAATGAGTTAGAGAATATTTACCAATCAATTGATAGATCAGGTGTTTTTTCTGAATACGGTCGTGATATAGGACCAGAGTGGGCACAAGGAAGCACTGCAGTTGATTCATTAGCAGATAGTCTATACGGATCAGTGGATGATGATGACTTGGCAGGGGGCAAAACAGGTTTGCTTGCCCATTTGAATGAAAATGCAAAAATGCGCGCAATTGAACAATTATTTCGCGAATACACGCAGTCGGGAGAATTTGATCGTCCGGATCCAGGAATGGTTTATGGCACAAACGATTATAATCTGCCCAGAACAATGATTCCAGGATATAAATTAGGGCAAGGTTTGGGAATGAATATGGACTGGCTCCCTGAAAGAGATGTAGAAGGAAATCTAATGGGTATGCAAGATGTTATGCATGGAGATATTCCAATAAGACAACTTGAGCCGATTCAACCTATAGGATCTAAACTTATGTCAGGTGGCGATAGTTATGACCGGATGCGACATGAATTACACAGAATAGGTATTGACCCTACTGGCATGGGTAATGATGAAATTAAACAGATTTATGATATTAACATTGGTGGTACTACTGGTGGAGAAGATCAATTTGGAGTAGCAGAACTGGGGTTGCCGCAGTCAATGGGCTGGCAAGATGAAATGATGTCTTATGATGAATTAAAAGATGCAGGCGCCAGCGACGAACAAATAGCAGAATATTTTGGATTGGCATAATGGGCTGGCTAGACAAAACATTAAAGAACATAGTTAAGAGTCCTCTAGGGAAGGCCGCCATAATGGGCGGACTTGCAATGACCCCTTGGGGAAAAGCTGGATTAATGGCACTTGGAAAAAGTAAAGGTGCCACAGGAGGAATGGGAATGCTCTCCAAACTTTGGGCGAAACCGTTGATTTCCAAGCCACTGACGAATGCTGCGATGAGCTACGGACTGGCGAAGCTGATGCGTGCGAAGCATCCTGAACGTGCGGCGCTTTGGAGTGCCGGACTGACGCTTCCCTTCCTTGGAATGGAGGCTCAAACCATGGCGAAGGCAGCAAACGTAGGACGAACAGGAAAAGGAGTAAGCATGTGGGACGTTCTTTTGAACAAACCAATTGCTCCAAGTGGCTATGGTGAAGGCGCAAAGGCACTTTATGGAACAAAATTTGCTGACTTAAGCCTAGCAGAGAAAATGAAATTGGCAAATCTTAATAGAGGTGCAAGTGCAACTTCTCTTCAAGGAAGAACTAGCGCAATGACGCAGCCCACCATAGAC